GTGCGCTTGTATATGCTCCCGGCAAAATAGACTGTGTTGTCGTGATATAGTCTTTATACGCATCATCATTCGCCCGGGTAAACAATTTAGCTTCGGCAAGCGATACGGGTTCTATCGCAACCGGAGTTATGATTTTGTATTCCATTCGCTTGCCCCTGCTTTCTATGATTTTGAAGCGGTTGCCTTACTGTTTGCTTTTTTCTCTGCCGGTTTATCGCTGCTTGCAAGCTTTTTGTTTGCTCTTTTACTCATAATTTCAATGTTAGTTCTTGCCACTTAGATCCCCCTTTGTGCAGTCCATTGCGATTAAAATTTTATATTCCCACTCGCATAACCTTCAGATTCCCGTATTCAAGAGTTGCTGAAACCGCAGAGGCATTATTATGCTTTGCCCTTATATCCACCACATCGTTTACTGCTAATGCTGCGGTTGTAAATCCATCAAACGATACTGCAAATGTATATCCTGCCGTGCTGAACCTCCGCCGCGAATGAATGTTTGGCTGTTCAACGTCATTTATGAATACAGCGGTGTCGGCAAGCACATCAGTGGTACCGAGCTTTGTCGAAAAGTTCGCTGCAATCCAGTAATATCCGGCTTCTGTTATTACAATTTGGCCATTAGTCGCATTGGCAGTACAATTTTCTGAATATCCGTTCGTTGTAAATGATGTGATTTTTGTATAAGTGCTCCCGGCTGGAATAGATATTGCGTCACTGCTATTTGCAACATATATTTCGGCCTTTGCAATTGCTTGCAGTGTTGGCTTGTCGGATGCGCGAATTAGTGTGCCGCCTGTATTGGTTAGCGTATTGTCCATATCAGCGAGCGCGGTAATGTCTGCGTACAGAGTCGCTCCGGTTTTGAGATTGACTGTATTACGGATAGCATACATACTGAAAAATTCCGCTGTTGTTCCGGCTTCAAGATTGACTGTGCAGCTATCCACACAAGAACACCCAGGGCAAAAATAGCTGTCAGTTACCGTAAGATCGTTCCCTACATATGCGCCGCCTGTCATTCCGGCGAACCCCTGAATGCCTGTAATGTTGATTGTGCAGTTCATCCAAAGATTGTCATCGCCAGTGACTTGAATATAGGAATCCTGTTTTTCCGCTGTAGTCCCGTTTGCCGTTGCATTCAAGTGCCCGCCCAAATGACAATCTTTGAATTCAAGCAGGAAATGTCCTGCCCCGGTTTGATTAATTGTTGAGCTTGTCGTTAAATTCAAATCTACCAGTGCAAGGTGCTTTGAAGTAGACGTAATTGTTCCGCTGTATCCAGCGCCTGTGATGCCTCCGTCGCCAACAATGGTTATGAAATCCTTTGTTAGACTGATATTTCCGGTATAGGGCAACCCAAGTTTTACCTCGATGATGTAGATGTTTGACGCTGTTGTTCCTGCCGGGACCGCATCATGCGCTGCCTGAATGCTTTTATATGGAAATTCGCGGCTTCCGTTTGGCGTATAGTCATCCGTTCTGCCATTGTCAACGTGGAATACATGTCCAACGGTAAGCGCGCTTAAATCCATTGTGCCTCCGTCGATTATGTCTTGCACCGCTGTTCCGTTTTGCTTCAATGTTTTCGCGTCGAATGCTTTTGCGTCTGTAAACCTCGCTATTTCTTCGTTCGCATGGTTAATGAAAACCAAGTCCCCATTGTCTTGCATTGCGCTGATATTGTTTATCATTTTGTCACCCCCTAAAAAGGGATGGGCGGTTCCCCGCCCATGTTGTTAAGCAATCGTTGTCCCAGACTGATCTTCCGCGTATCTTGAACCGGAAAGCACTGCCACGGCGGACACAAGCGTTGCGCCGCCCGGTGCAGACCATTTCATTTCAAGGCACGGATACCCGTCCGTAAGTTCCCGCGCGTCAATCTCAATCACATATGTGATGTTGTCGTTGCCGGAAACGTCGATACCTGTCGCGGCTTCGGCAAGTGTCCGCGCACCGAGCGTGTCCCCGGCTGCCGCAGTTTCGGCATAGTAGTGGAAGTCAATCGCCGTGTCGGTCGTAGGCGTGAAATCGTTACATTCCTCTACCGTGATATTGCCCGCATCAGCGTTTGTAGCCCCAGCGGTCGCGATAATTGTCGCGTGTGCGTAGTTCTTCATAGAGAAAATATCGCTTGCCACCGCGCCCGTAATAGACTGCGGCGGAAGAATGTTAACCACATGTCCCTGTTCTGCAATATTCATTGTAAGTCCCCCTTATCTGTCCGCCAAAACGACGAACGGTGAAAGCGTATTGCTGCCCTTATACGGCGTAAGCGCGCTATTCCACATCGGCTGCCCGTCAGTCCTATAGATGAAGCGGAAAACGTTCTCGTCATACAGGAAACGGACGTGGATAGACTGTGCCGACTGCATGCCGCCTTTGTCGATCATTGCGTACTGGCTCATGTCCGCGAGGATAATGTCGCCCTTGTCGCCAAGTGCAGAGCACTGCTCAATTGGAATAACCGGGCGCCCGAACAATGTGCTGTACGGCTGTGCAGATGCACCTCCCGCAGGCATATAGACCGGCTGCCCACCTGTCCCGACTGACAGCGCCATGCTGTACAGCTGCGGCTCAATGTCCTGATTGATGAACCATGTAGCATTCTGGCGAGAACGGCCCCACATGCGGCTCCACATCTTTACGATGTTAGCCCATGCGATAGTATCGGCTGTCTGTTCGCTTTCTTTTGCCACTGTGACAAGGCAAGGCGCGTTCAAAACGCCCAGAGGTTGTCCGGAACCGGTGCCATTGATGCAGGCATCGTCCACTTTGAACGAAAATTCATCTGTGAATGCCTTTGTTACAATGGTTTCCAGGGCCATTGCGTCAGAAAGAAGTTCATCCGTCGCATAGCAGATACCCATGAGCTTTTTAAGAGAAAGCTCAATCTGGCGGAATTTCGGTTTTGTGCCGGTTACGGTATCGGCTTCGTTCTCCCAATACATCTGAACGCCGCCGTAACGGCTGCCGTTTGCGCGGGATTTTTCATCGATGCCGTTAATCTTCACGCCATTTTTGCCGTCGCTGATTGGGATTCTGAATGCCTGCGCCGCGACGGAAGAAGCGTCATAGGTTTTTGTCAGCAGGGTACTGGAAAAGTCCATGTCAACAAGGAACCCGCCGTCAGACGGCACTGCCTCGGACGCGCCGGATGCCTTGATCATAAGGCGAGGATCAACCGTGCCGCCAGGAGCCGCTGCCGCTTTCACGGAAAGCAGAAATTCGCCAGGGCTTTTCCAAACTTTGGCATGGCTGTTCGGTTCCGCAGGAATAACAGGCGTTACCGGTTTTACGTCCTTAACAACTTCGCCGTTCTCGTCGAATTCCTTTCCCGCGTCAATTGTTTCCTGCATGGAAACTTTCGCTTCCACCGTAGCAATTTCTTTCTGTGCGTTTGCGAGTTCGTCAGCGGTTACTCCGGCCTTATTCATAAGGGTCTGCGCCGCTGCTTTCTTTGTCGCCAAATCAGCGATCAAAGCATTCATTGCTTTTGATTTAAACATTTGTGTACCTCCATTTTAATTTTTGAGTATAAAAAATGGCTTACAGCGTAAGCTGTAAAGCCAGTTTTGCTTTTGCAATTTCTACATTTGCCGCTTCCTGCTCCCACGGAGGGGTTTTGTCAAACTCTTTGTAGTGCGCTGCCAGATGATCTTGCACTTTTGATACATCCGCAGCAGGAATATCCGTCTGTGATAATCTTGCGGCTGCTGCCGCTACTCCAGCCCACACTACATCACCGTTTTTATCGTGATGTCCGAGTTTCAAATCGCCGAATGTATCGGGCGGAATTTCAGCGGCCCATGCAAAATGCTTCGCAATGTTGTTTTTCTCTGCGTCTGAAAGATCGTCCCATGTTTGGTCTGTGAAGTCCTGCAAAGTAAGGGCAGACCATGTTGTATCTTCCGGCGCTTTGCCGTACCCGGACGGGTTTCCCGGGGAAACGCCTTTTATTGTTGCTGTAGGCGGCTTTTGCGCCTTTTCAAACGGAATAAAGTATGATTTTTTGCTTTCAAGCAGTTTCCAGACACGTTCTGCCGCCTTTTTTTGGCTCAAATCTGACTTGTCAAGCACTTCGACGGCCCATTTCAGCATTGGATTTGTGTCAATTCCGACGCTTTTAGCTGCCATCAAAGCCTCTGGATTGCACGGGACAGGCACGGTTGAGTATTCCATAAGCTCCTGCCAAGTGAAATCAATACCGCCAATGCGATCTTTGTCTGTTGAAAACGCCCATTCAAGCGCTCTAAAACCGACGGAAACGGCGTTCATAAAGCCTTTTGCATACATTTGCCCTACCATATATCCGAAATCCGATAGGCCGCGCGGCGCAAACTGTGCTTTTGACATTAATTTATTAGGTAAAACCGTTTCACTAAGGCTTTTTGCGACTGGAGGCTGTGAATAGTCATGTGCCCATAAAACAACTGGATTTTTACGATAATTGTCAAGTTCCCAACCGTCAGCATCAATTTTATCGTTTACCCTGTCTGCTGTATTTGTGGTTATAACAAAATCCACCGTTAGACCATCTGCCGTGTCTTCGATTGATTTTATCGGATCAAGATTATAGTATTTTCTGATCATTGGGTCTTCGGTTTGCAGTTTTTTGTCCTTTTTGAAATCATCAATTTCGATAAACACTCCTTCACCCCCTTTCGGCGTGCTATCTTTTGTTTTAGTCATGTTTGCTGTCCCCCTTATTTAACAGATTGTAAATTTCAAGCGCGATTGACTTCGCAGATTCCGGCGTCATTGATACCATATTCATGGGAGTTAAATAGGCTTTGCCCGCATCACCTATGGTGTTTTTATTTTCCATGCGCAAAATATCGTTGACAGAGAGCCAACCCCACTGACGTCCAACAGCATAAGCAGCATAGCGGCTTGCAATGTCGCCTCTAAGCAGCGAGTCCATCGAGAATTCAAAGAACCATCCGGCTTTCCTTTGCGCATCGGTCAAGACCTGCGTGTTTAGAGCTTCCTCCCAACGTTTCGCCCAAGGTAGCATAGTATAAATTACAAATTGGAGCGACAAGTTTTCCACGTTTGAAAAGGTAGCGTGTGACAAGTCCTGAATCATGTGGAGCGGTACCCTGTATATGCTTGCTATTTCTTCTTTCTCAAATTTGCGGCTTTCAAGGTACTGCGCATCTGCTTGATTGACTGAAAGTTGCTCATACTTCGCGCCACCCTCAAATATTGGGGTTTTTCCGATGTTGTCCTCGCCAGAAAAGTTTTTGTCAAACCCATTTTGCATTCGGTCATATGCCGGTTGGCTCAGTTCGTTTGGGATCGATATTGTCCCGCTCGGCCTTGCGCCGTTTTTGAAGAATTTATAGCCGAAATTCTCATATTGCAAACCAAGTTTGACGGCTTTTGCTGCATACCCGATAGGCGTTAACCCGTTTATCCCGTCAATACTAAGCCCCGGAATATGTAAAATTTCGGTTCTTGTCATTGGCTTTTCTGTACCGTCGTTCTGCTTTACATGGTAAATTAGGTTATATGGGGTTTCTTTGTTGCGCTCCATCCGCACTCTGTCTGGGATTATAGGGTATAGTTGGACAATTTCTCCGGCTGCATTGTACAATTTTTGCGCATAAGCATTTCCGCCCAAATTAAGGTTAGTCATCATGCACTCTTTGAACGCGAACGGCGTCATTTCATCGTTCGGTTTGTTGTGCATCATGTCATAGATTGTTTCGGACGGCAAGTCCTTTTTATCTCCATTTAACTGCCGCTGATATAACTTGATAGGCAAGGACGCAAGCGTTTCCGAAAGTACCCTGACACATGCAAACACCGCTGTATAGGTCATTGCTGTGTCTGCATCGACAGGGCCGTCCGGCAAAGCGCTATCATCCCCGCGCATCCACGCTTTCAGATAATTGTCAAAGTTCTTTTGCGAGAATGCTATTTTGAATCGATCTGAGACTTTCAATCAATCACCCCCTAAAAATCTAATTCCGTGCGCTTCGTATGGGTTGGAATGTGGTTTGACTACATAACGGACATGCGCGTCCATCAATGCCGCCGCCGGATCAATGTGCCCAGTAGATTTTTCTTTGCTTAGCATGATGTTTAAGTTATCATCTGTTTTTCCGATTACTGCATTCCCCATAGCCATAGTTAGCACGGGATTATTTTCATGGATTACATTCCATTTATAGACTTCATCCCTAAAATCTTTTGTTGGGCACCCTAATGTAAACAATCCTTGCGCTATTTCAACAGGCGTATAGCCTCTTTCTTCTAACTGCTGAGACAGCCACGTTGCCATAGCGCGGTCATACGCAACCTCTCCCTTTTTCCAATGATGCTTTTCGTAGACTTTATCCAGATAATCAAGCACATAGCTATAATCAACAACAGCACCAGGTGTAGCGGTTATCCAACCCTGCTCTGCCCACGCCGGATAATCGTTATGCTCTTGACGCCTACGTCTTTCAAGTGTTTCTTCTGGCATAAAAGAATGAGACATAACGCCTATCCTTTTATCAAGCAGCTTTATTTCATGTGTTGCGCTTGTCAAGTCTGTTGTTGCGGATAGATCGAGACCAGTTATAACTTCCAACCCATCGACATTCGGCATCGGATTGTTTTTTGAAGCTGCGCATTTCGCCCATTTGTCCATCTGCATATATCCAGCTGCGCGCTGATTTACCCACACATCCATTGTTTTGGTAAGAAAATCGCGCATTTTTTCCGGCTTGTCTTTGGCTACTTGCAGTTCTGCCCGAATGTTTTCAACCGCTACCGGGTCATCATAGATAATCGGGTTAGGCTTTCTCCAACACGATTCATCGTTGATGTCGTCAATCAGATTCCCGTTTTCGTCCTTGTCCAATTCATAGATGGCGGCAAAGTAACGGTCGTTTTCTACTGGGTTATCAGGATCAAGGATTTTTGACACATAGGTATATTCTTCTTTATAGCATGGCGAATTCAGATTGACACCGGCGGTCGTAATGATAATCAAGATCGGTTGCTTGCGGGTTTTCATGCCGGAAGTCAGCAGATCGTAATACTCAGACGTTTCATGCTCGTGATATTCGTCCAATATTCCGCACTGCGGGTTTGAACCAGATCCCTTTTCTCGGTCATCCTTTGACAGCCGGATAAAGGTTGATCCGCTTTTGGGATGCTCGATAGCTCCGTAGCGAGTAACAAATTTGTCTTTTAAATAGTCACAGCGTTTGTAAATTAAATTTGCTTCGTTCCAAACGTATTTTGTTTGCTCTCGCTTTGTGGCAGCTATGTAAACTTCGGAGCAAGGTTCTCCAAACGCTGATTCTTCATAAAGCCCCACCATCGCAAGGTCTTGTGACTTCGCATTTTTCCGCGCCTTTTGAATATAAGCATTGCGGAATCTTCTCATCCCGTTGTCGGCGCGAACCCATCCGTAAATTTGGCCAAATTCAAATTTTTCGGTTATATGCGGTTCTTTGAATGTCCCTTCAAGCCTACCCTTCGTATGCTTGAACAGGCGCATCCAATCAAAGAACAGATTTGCTTTTGATTCATCAAATATATATGGGAATTCCTCCGTCCCCTGTCTTTCAAGGTCGCGGAGGAATCGCATACAAGCCCAATTGTTCTTTTTACAGGAAACTATTTTCCCGCTGATACAAGCATTGCAATATTCAATAAGTTCATCGGTAAGACTAGGCATCTTTATACTTTCTTCCATTGCACATATAATTACCGCCCATTTTTATTCTGCGTCTGCATCTTTCCATGCAGCATATATTTTAGGCCCTTGCCTTGCGAACCAATCAACCATTTCCTCATTTGTTGCCCAAGCCTCCGTACTTGCAGAATTTTCCGAAAGCCCGCTTTCAAATAAAAACGCATGAATAATTTCGTGCCTTAGCATTGATTTGTGATAAGTTTCTAAAGTTTTATCATCATCATCCCATCCCGGATAAGTATGTGGATTACACATGATGATTTCTTTTGCATATAAATCACAGAAAGCATATATCTTTCGGCTTTCAAACGATTTTTCTTCATTGTAGTTTTTTGTTAAAACCTGATATTCAGTCCCCAATATGTTTATTTTACAATTAGACATTTCCAAACTTCCTATCAAATGCAGTCTTAGGCGGCGCTTCTTCTTTCTTCGGCACATTCTTCACGCGGGAAGTAGGATTGAGGAATAGCCGGTCTTCCATCTTTAGCAGCATATCGCGGGAACGGTTCAAGCTTCCTTCGATTCCGCTGATTGATTTATACATCGTTACCATTTCGCCGGACGTTTTGCATTTGTCAATGTCGCTTTCCATGCGCTGGAGCAAAATTTCCATGCTGTCTACTTCGGCAGTCAGCAGGCAATACCGGTTGATGATATTTTCGTCCAGTCCGTCCACATAGTCAATCTTTTTATATAGCTTTTGGAGCTTGTAAAACATTTCAAGAGCTACAGGATTGTTTTTCACTTTCTTGTTTGGCTGATAAGGGGAATCGGATTTTAAGGACTTTTCTTCTTCACGCCTTTCGGCAATCTTCTTTTTTGTTATATGCGTTTTCCCCTCTAATAAAATCAATTCTACGGGCTTTCTAGGCCGTCCTGCCATGTTTTTTCAGCCCCTTCCTGCCGCTTTTCGCGGATTCCTTAAATCAATCCATAAAAGGAAGTTTTTAAACAGACGAT